AATGAAACGGTACAAGACCAGCATCAAGAGCAATTACTTTCACATAATTTTCAGCAAAGTGTACAGGATTATTCATACACTTCTTATATTCTTTTAGAAGATCAGGTGTCCATTTTTGTAATACACCATCTCTTTTTACATTAGGATTTCCGAGATATGACTCGTTCTGGCTCAGCATCTATAACATCATCTTGTTTTAACATTTTCTGTATATCGGTAGTAGAACCAAGAAAGTAATTATTCTGCTGGTTCTCTACTTGTTTCACATCATCTTTTCTATCCATCTCTTTTTGTTTCTTATTAAGATCCATAAGTCGATCATTAACATCAGAAACGTTTTTAATCATGCCTGATAAAACTTCATAAGCTCTTGGATGCTCAGATTCGCGAGCAACCTCAATCATATTCTCAAGAGCATCTTTACCTTTTTCGATCAGCTCATAATATGTTTCACGTGAGTAATCGTAATCACTACTTACATTATCTTTTTCATTACTCATAACACATTCCTATGGTTTGGCCGGCCAATCTACATTTGGCCAGTCAGAATCAGCAGGCAAGTCTCTTAATGCCTGTCTGTAATTTGTTTGCGCAGAAGTCATGGTACGATCTGATACTGCCCACCAATCAGTTTCATCTAGTAACTGGTTTCTAATAGCTCTCATCTCAGAAGAATCAACAGTGTGAGTGGCAAGTGCAAATGCACTACCGTCATAGGTTCCGCCTGGTTCAGCATTTACTCCAGCAGCAATCCATCCGTTTGCTGTGGCCTCCGCACTATCAGCAACTACTACGTTTACTACTGTTCCGTTATCTACTATAGCCCATTTTGCCATTTTACACTCCGATTAAAAGCACACAGCCGTCCGTACCAGGAGTTTTTGATCCTTGATAACTTCCACCAACTCCACCAACTCCATATCCAGATCGTGAACTAGTGCTGTAAGTTCCTGGTTGATTCTTATGTCCAAAAAGAGTCGTTGTGACAAAAGTTCCAGTAACTGTCCCAGTTGGACCTCTAAACGCAATCGCCCCTCCGGATACTGACGGCTGATATGCCGCACTTCCGTATGAATTTGATACAGCTCCTCCACCACCTCCCATACTGATTGTTTGGCTACCAGCAGTAACTGTGGTTGTTCCTCCGGCCGAACCATTGGAGGCACTAGCGCCGCCAGCGCCAATCTGAGTGATTGTTATCGTAGTACCATCTGTAATGTTGGTAAAGAGTGCTGCTCCATAAGAGTTACCACCATTACCACCATGTTGTGCAGATGCACCACCACCTCCACCTGCAAGATGAACAATAACATTACCGTCGCCTTTTTTGACCGCGCTTCCTGTTGCAGTAAAGAACTGAATACTACCTCCACCACCAAAAGCTAAACCGGTTACATAACTAGAATCAATTAACGCGACGACTGAAGCAGAATCAATAGTTGATATTCTACTATTGATGTATGCAGAATCAACTAAACCCAAAGTATTATCTGAATCATATGATGATGTTCTACTATTGATGTATGCAGAATCAACTAAACCTATTGTATTGGTTGAATCATATGTTGTATAACCTTCATCGTTATTAAACGAACTTAAATTTGTCGGCCGGCCGGTAAGAGATGAATATTGAAAATCTTGTCTTGCCTGTACGTATGTGCTATTAACTGTAGCAAGAATAGAGGAATCAATCATCGGCTGAGCAACAATAGCAACATCAGCAGAATCTGCACCGGCTGCAAATGACTGTCTTGCTTGAACGTAAGAAGAATCGATTAAACCTATTACCTGATTTGAATCGGGTAAAGCACTAATTTTATTATCTAAGTCAGTAAAGTTACCATCAAGCTCTTGATGAGTAAGCTCACTTCCCTTTTGTCCTCTTAGTGTAATTGTCATTTCTAATCCTATCCAGGATATGTAGGCCAAGTTGGATTTGGCCACCCTGAGGCTGTCGGTAAATCTCTTAGTTCTTGTCTATAAGTTGCCCATACCGTTTTATCTGAATCAGATAAGGGACCACCTGGTAACTGTGTCCAGTCAGTTTCGGCTAAAATTGTGTTTCTACGCAATTTGGCCTCTGATTCCGTAAAGGTCGGCGCAGGACCTTCGGGCATAACTTGATCTGTATGAGGTATGTAGCCATTAGCAGCTGCAAACGCAGAATCTGCAACTATGATATTTTCAACAACCCCATCTACAATTTTTACAAAATTTGGCATTTTAAACTCCCCACATCATTACGGCACCGTCTGTTCCGCTAGTAATGTTGACATTGGTACTTACTATACCTTCACCGAAACCGGGTATGAATAGCAACCCGGTACCATTTGAATAAGCCGCTCTTCCTCTACCTGGGTTAAGATCTGTTGCACCACCTGTGGCGGTTACATTGTCTCGTGGTACACCATTGTTACTGAATTGGGCACTGGCAGAACCTCCGCCCCCAGGTATTGATAATGTCTGAGTTCCATCGGTTACAGTTGTTGTTCCACCGTTTTGTTGCTGACCACCTCCTAGTCCAATAGTTACAGTAATAGTTGCTCCATCTTGTACGTTATTCAAGAATCCATGGCCAGATGAATGGCCGCCCTTCAAATTGTTCCCCGGGGAACCGGTTGTTCCGCCCCCTCCTCCTGCTAGTCTTACATAAACGTTACCATTACCTTTTTTAGTTAATGTTGTTGACGATGTTATAAGAACAACCCCTGTTGAATCTGACATTACACCAGTACCAACAAGTGGAGTAGTTATTGCTGTTACTTGAGCTGAATCAAGGCCAGCAGGAGCACGTGCGGTGACATACGAAGAGTCGACTAGATCGATCACTTTATCAGAATCAATAGAAGAAACTCGAGCATTAATATATGCAGAATCGATTATACCGAAAGTATTATCTGAATCATATGTTGTATAACCTTCGTCATTAGTAAATGAGCTTACATTTGACGGTCGACCAGTAAGCGACGAATATTGAAAGTCTTGCCTTGCTTGCACATAAGCATTATTAACAGTAGCAAGTATAGAAGAATCAATCATTGGTTGTGCGACAATAGCAACGTCTGCTGAATCAGCGCCTGCAGCAAAAGATTGCCTTGCTTGAACGTAAGAGGAATCGATAAGTCCTATTACTTGCGCAGAGTCAGGCAAACTTGATATTTGACCTGCAAGATCGGTAAAGTTACCATCAAGCTCTTGATGAGTAAGTTCACTGCCTTTCTGACCTCTTAATGTGATTGTCATGTCTATCTCCGAATTATATTGGTGCGTTCGCGCTGTCTATTGTTATATCAAATCCAAAACTACTATCAGGCATACCGATTATAGTCGTAGGATCTGGAGTTACAATCAATCTTTCTGCCTTAATATCAGAATCACCGTTTGCTCCAGTATCCATAAAGAAGAGATCGGCAACAGACTTACGAATAATATCGCTGTTTGCAATCGGTCCGTAGAAACTAACTTTCATTTCAAAAGAAAGAGTATATACGATCGTTCTTCTTGCTTCTTGTGGCCCTTCAAAATCATCACTGAATGTTAAACCTTGTATAATAATTGGAATGTCTTCTTTAAAATCCGGATAATCGTCAGGAAAAGGTTTAATCGTTAATGTATATTGCGGATTGAAAGTTGGTATAATCTGCTCTACAATCTGCAATGCATCGTCTTGATTCTTAGCATATACGTTTAAATCAAAATTAATATTATATGGTACAGGCGAATAAAACTTTGTTCTTTGTGCAGTCGTTTGTCCTAATGTTTTAAATGTCGAAACTTTTGTAAGTTGTCGAGAATTATCATATGTAAACGAAGTAATCTCAAAAGACATTCTCGGCAGCTTAATCGCTGTCTTCGTATCGGTATCTAAATCAGGCTGCTGTCTGATTCTTTCAAGGTACTTCATTCTCGGCGCATAAGCCAACGGCACCTTTAATTGATTCAGCACCCCACCCGCAGAGTTCTTACGAACAACATAAATGTTGTTAAAGAGTCTGCCAAATATTGAAACAGACTTGCGAATCTTCTCATGATAAAAATGTGTACCGAACATTAATTATTCTCCGGATCACCGAACGGATTATCTTCACTAAAGTCAAGGAAGTCATCGACAGTAGTTGCTGAGAATATCTCATTCTGTTCGGTTTCTGATATCTTATTCAATTCTGTTACACTCTGTATTTCTAGACCAGTAATACTATTATTAGTACTATTTATTAGTACACCGTCAGCGGCTGCAAACGGTGGTAATGCAGAGTCTTGCAAGAAGGAATGATATAGTCCATCGTCAGCACCTACATGTGCAAGATAGATGTACCTAGACGAATCACCAGAAGAATCGAGTAGGATTCTTTGTATTTCACCAGACATCTTAACACCACTTGAGAATGTCTGTGTTACTGTATCACCGACAGCAAAATCACTATCGACAGCAGAACCGCCG